GCCTGAGTCTTATAGCACATTTATTGGATCGTAATCTGGACCAGTATGGTTGGATCAGTATGAATCCCACTGATGCCCAGGATAAGGTTCGAAATGAATTGATAAATCCGCACTGTCTATTATCCAGCCAAGAAAAAAGATTAATCTTTAAAAATCTATTGCCGGAACCACCCAAACTCATCATTGACACAGAAAATATTTGTGGTGAACTGAGCGCCAATGTGGATTTGGATACGCTATCACAGGGACTCTGGCACATTGTAACTGAAACAGTCTATTACGATGCTAAGTTACACCTTACTGAAAAAATATTCAAACCCATTGTGGCCAAACGACCCTTTATATTAGCGGCTGCCCCTGGTAACCTAGCTTACTTAAAAAGCTACGGCTTTCAGACATTTGATCGTTGGATTGACGAGAGTTATGATGCCATACAAGATCCAGCGGATCGTATGACTGCTATTGTGGATCAGGTGGACCGACTGTGTCAGTTGTCGCCAGCAGAATTAGCGTCCATGTACCAGGAGATGACTGACGTCCTGGAACATAACTTTAACTGGTTATATGGTGGAGGATTCAAAGCATTGATAGTGGACGAAATGGTAGATAACTTTCGTCGTTGTCTGATCAGACACAATGCTGGATTAAACACTGACAATATTAACTATATTAACCACAGTCGCATGGACTGGACTGACATTAAAAAACGTCTTACTTACTGAACCTGGGCTCCAATCCCAAACGAGCATAAGTTAGTTGTACACCCTGGGCCTGACTGACACAATCTTCCAGAGCATTGTGTAGTCCGGCTTTATTCTTCTCTCGGGGATCACCATGCACCCCAAACAGAGTGCGGCTATCACGGATGCGCCAGTGATGCCAGGGGCAGGGCCAACCATACTGATAATAGATGTTTTCCAGGATCACAATGTCAAACGCCGGACCCTGGCACCAGATGTTATCCACACCCACCAGAAATCTATTCAAATCACCCAGCATTTGTTCAACACTGATACGACCTTCTTCTCCCAGAGCTTCTTCTCTGACATCTTCAGCTTGTTCGTTCCACCAGACCAGGGTGTCTTCATTGTAACTGCGACCACGGCCCAGTTGTTCATCCACATTGGGACGAACATAGAAGCCTGGTCCGGGCATTTCCTGATTATAGGGGTTGAATTTAACTGCACCCAACGTCAGAATAACTGTGTCAGGTTTGGTTCCCAGCGTTTCTAAATCCAGCATTATGTCCATGCTGTTATTATACTTTAATTAGTAGTGGATGTCAAAACACGTTGACTTTCTGCGGCCGCTACACGACGCCGCAGGCTTGAGCTGCTAAATGAATGGTCTCGTTTATTAAATATTAATTCAATACCACGATCATAACATTCGTTCATACCAGTAAACGATCGTTCAGCATACTCAATGCCCAGTATTCTGACGTCAACTGGTAAGATCAACAACAGGTCAATCAAGTCCTGTTCAGTCTGATATACCACAATCTCGTCCACAAAGCGAGTAGCTGACAGTTGTATCTGTCGCTCCACGATACTTTGCACTGGGGGATTTTTAGTGTCAGGACGATCAATAGTGGGATCTGTCTGTAGTCCAGCAATCAGATAATCACAATGATTCTTTGCTTCACTTAACATGGCAATATGCCCTGCGTGTAGCATGTCAAAGGTGCTGAAGGTAATACCAATCTTCAGACCCTGTGCTTTGAGTTCTTTGACTTTGTTAAAAATCATTCGCTTTCGATTTTTACTTGTAATGGATAGCCGTTGGTACGGGCCAGTAGAGTTACTTCAATACCTTTTTGTTCAGCCATCTCGTAGGGCAAGGTTGCCACTACTGCTGAACCTTCTTCGTGGATGCGCAGACATAGTGCATGAGCACTTTCTTCAGCATAATGGAAAATGCTCTTCAGACTCTCCACCACAAACTCTATGGTGGTAACATTGTCATTGATATAGATGACATTGTAATCACGAGGTTCCGGAAGATCCTCTTTGGGAGCAATGCGGGGACGAACGTCAGTCTTGGGTTTTGTTTTAATGTCTGCCATGTTTTTTAAGTTTAGAACCCAGGGCGGAGGATTCCACCCTGGTTACTTCAAGTTACTATTATACTACTTTGTATAGGTAATAGCAATCTTCTTTGGCTGTTTCTCTTCTGGAATGATGTGTTCCAGAGCGATGGCCAGGATACCGTTGCTTACTGTAGCACCACGAACTTCCATGTTGTCAGCTAGTGTAAATGTTCGAGTGAAGTTACGGGCACTGATACCTTTGTGTAGGTATTGTAGCTCGTTTTCAGGTTTAACCTGTTCACCTTTTACAGTTAGAACGCCTTCCTTGAGTTCTACATCCAGTTCATTCTCTCGAAAACCAGCCACAGCGACTTCCACAACATAGTGTGTCTCGTCCAGTTTACTGATGTTATATGGGGGGTATGAACCGTCGCCACGACTATTGGCGAATGTGCGATTTAGCTCGTCAAAAATACGGTCGAAACCGATAGCATGACGATGAAGCGCAGGTAGATCAAGGGTGTTTAATGTGAATTGTGTCATTTTATATCTCCTTTATTAAGCAAAATATGACAATAAGAATGTAGCCCGATATCGGCACTACATCTATATTTATACACGAAATTCAGGTATTAGTACAGTTTTCTGGGTAAACTGTCTGCTTGCAGTTTCTTCTGCCAGCGACGCTTGGCGGCTGCTCTATTAGCTTTGCGCTTGGTCGTGGGTTTAGTGTAAGTTTCACGCTCACGAAGCTCTTGAAGGAGCCCAGATTCCATGATTTTCTTCTTGAATTTACGCAAAGCCTGCTCGACTTTATCGTCACGAACTATTACTGCGGCGCCTTTGGGTTTATCTTGATATCTATTGAATGTTGACATAATGTTATTTAATGTTGTTCTCGTAGTCCTGAAAATATTTTTCTGGATTATTGATACTCTGGTTGTTCATTAGGAATCGCTTGGGGCCATAATACCATGCTTTGGGACTTTCAGCAATATGGTCTTTGACTGGACTTAAATCATTGGGGTCAGTGTTTATGACAAACGCATTAGCCTGAGCTAGTGCCTGATTCAACCAGTCCAGATTGTTCATACCATTGTTATAGATATAAACATTATAACTACAGTTGGCTGTCTTGCAAAACTCTGCCAGATGATCAATCTGCTCATCAGTGGCATCTATCAATACCACAGTGTGGTTGTCGTTGATTACTGCATCTGGTGGAGTAATAAAGTTAGTATATACTTCTACCGCTGGTGCCGAGTTAGACAAATGGACCTCCCATGATGGCTTCTACTTGCTGTTGTTCTGTTGGTGTTAACTCTTCCCACTCGTATTCGCGATCATGTAACTTGGTTATCAGGAATTTAATGTATTGATCATTGTATGCGTATGCGTCAGTGGTGTTCTTGTTGATCTGAATCCACTGCTGATCGTTCCATTTGAAAAGTCGGCTGGGTTTAAAATCAGTGCGCAGGAACATGTCACCTTTAGCCGGGCTACTGGGGAATTCGGATCCAAATCCAGCACTGGCTGGTCTGACTGGTTCCGTCACTGGATCTGGTATGGCTACTTCTGCTACATAAGTTGGCTGATATTCCGGCTCAACCGGTGCTTTGAATTTGGGTGCTGTTTCTGGAACTGGTGGTGTCACAAACTTAAATGTGCTGGCTGTTTCCTGAATTGGTTCTAATTCTGGTTCTGGCGTTCGTGTCAGCTCTGCTATCCGTTGATTCAGAGCTGTTATTTCCTGATTCCTTTGCTCTAGAACTGTATATGCGTGGTGCCGTTGCTCGTCTGCGTCCTGGTTGCGTTGTAGTGCATTGGCCAATAATGTGGCTTGGATTTCCTGATCCTGATTCAACTGCTCCAGCTGTGTCAGCAGTTCTTTATACTGGAGTTCTTTGTTAAAGTATTCCTGCATTAGCTGTTCAGCATGGGTGGTCACTTCAGTCAGCTGAGCTTTTAGTTGAACTTGTGACTCAGCGGCCATCTGCGTCCGCGCTTGAGCTTCGGTCAACAGGGCTTCGTAATCCACACCAGGGGATGCAGTCTGTGGTTCAGCTTGAGATTGGGTCAAAAGAACTTCGTGATCAATCTCAGGAGTCACAGTTTGTAGTTCAGCATTGACTTCTGATAGATCTGGAGCCGGCGGTGGTGCGGACACACGAGTGGTCTCCAACTCTGTGGTCAGTGCGCCAATGGTCTGGTGTAGTCGAGTAGTTTCTTCCGAATGTCGGTTTATCTGGTCCTGTAGTTCAGGAACCAGGGCGGCATTCTGTTCGGCCACCAGTTGTTGTTCAGTCTTGATCTCTTCAGATCGTCGTGCCCACTCAATCTGTTTGGTACCGGCCAGAATCAATACCAGGGCTAGTGGATCAAATACGGCCACTATCAG